CGGACTCGAAGATGAGTTCAGGGAATATCTTAAATCAACGAATAAAAACGAATATTTGAAAACCGGCAAGCACGCAAAAACAATTAAGGCAATTAATAAAGAAGCCGGAAGACAGAAAGAGTATCTTAGGAAAACGAACTGGCTCCTTGAGGCCAAGCTCTACAAGTGGGGATCAGTTGGTACGCCTATGAATCCGGTGGTTGAAGGAATGAGGCAGACGATGATTCAAAACAAGGTTCAACAAGGAAAAGATCCAGTGGCAAACCTTAACGATCTTGAAGCAATTATTCAGGCAGCTCAGAGCGGACAGTAATGACAACAGCAGCAAAGACAGAACATGGGTTTCAAGGAGTACGATGTCCGCATTGTAAGCGGAAACTCGCCCAGAAACTTATTGGAGAAATATGGGTGCGATGCTCTAAATGCAGTACGGACCTTCATCTTATCTTTGACAAAGGAACGGTAAAAAAACTAAACTAGACGTTAACTTAAACATATATTGAAAGTGCGGTTCAGTCGCCAGAGATTAATTTTCTCGGCGACTTTTTTATTTTAAGGGGTAGTGCATGACATTACAGAACCAGACGGCAGGTTTTGAAAACCCGCCAGAAGAAGCAGTGAATGGAACTGGCAGCCTTGCACCAGAGACAGAGGCCGCGCCCGCAGAAGCGCAACCGGCCCAGAATCCTGGTCAACCTCCCACCGTAGATTCACTTCAGGCTGATTTAGCCGAAATGAGGAAGATGTTTGAAGACCAGCAGACGGCACTTACCAAGTCGCAGCAGGACTTTAATTCACTCAACGGTCGCTATAGACGCGCCGTCGAAGAGAAGTCCACGCTCGATGAGATAGCCGACTCGATTGCTGCTCTATCAGGCACCACAAACGCTCTGATTCGCCACCAGGCGACGCAGGACGAACAGGTGCTTGCAGAGGAGCTTGAGAAGGTACAGGCCGATACTGCAAACCGCACTACCAACCGGTCTTTTACAAACGCTTCCGCCGACATGATCCGCGAGATCCAGGAGATTACTGAAGAACTGGGACTAGACCTTGAACGCTCGGATGAACTCCGCACCTTCAGGGAAAAATGGACCCCAGCCTATCAGGCATCCGATGTCGCAGGACTGTATGACGCCTATGCCGACTTCCTTAAGACAGCACGTCGTCTGGAAAGGGATAAGCGTGAATCGGACCTTACGAGCGCCCAGAACGCAGCTCAAGAACAGAGAACCCGGGAAAACGAAGAACTTGGAATTAACGATCTCGATTCGGGAGTGGGAATTCCTTCGGCGATGAACGGCAACTCTCTTCTCACGCGCCTTGGCGATACAGGTTCGTCGGTATCTAGAGACGAAATAGCACAAGCAGCGGAGCAGATGGCAAAACTCGGTATCCGCTTTTAATTGGGAGATTAAGAAATGGCTGTTGGAAATACGATAACAGATTCATTAGCCGACTCTATTCCCACGATGATTGCCTCGGCAAGAATTGTGAGAGAGTTCGCTGGTGTAATGCCTAACCTCGTCGATAGGCAAAGACTCGACGAAAACACTGGAACAGTCTGGAATGAAGTTTCGATGTCGAAGCTATCAGCTCAGGCCGTCACCGAAAATACAGAACTCGACAACCCCCAGCAAATGGAAGACACGTTGTTCTCGGTAACCCCTACGGTTATTGGAGTTCACACTGTCATCACCGACAGGGTTGCCCTGAGAATTAGCGCCAACGCATATGCCCAGACAGGGTCACTTGCACAGAACGCTATTGAGAGAAAGAAAGACCAGGACGGACTGACGGCTATCGACGGTGCGACAACCGCACTTGGCGGAGCCAACGCTCTGGACTCTGGTGAAATTGCTGCGGCAGCTTACAGGATTACCTCAAACACAACTGAGCCAGCTCCTGCCAATGCTCCAATTCACGCTGTCCACCACGGATTTTCCTTGAAGGACATCGATGACGAATTGATAGCAGCAGGCGTTGACCAGACCACAGGCGCTCCTTTGACCGGTGGTGTTGCTGTCGAGGCATACCAGAACCGATATCGGGGAACAATCGCCGGTGCAAGACTGTATGAGGATGGAAACATCACGATTACTTCAAACCTTGCAAAGGGCGGAGTCTTCTCGCAAATGGCACTGGTATTAGTCGAAGGCAGGTCTCCATATATTGAGACCAAGAGACTGCCTGAGCTAGGCGGCGGAGCCACAGCTCTGTATCACTATGATGAATTTGCATTTGGCGAGAGATCGGCAGGCAACTGGCTGTATGAAGTACAGGCTGACGCTACTGCACCAACCAGCTAGTGAATGCTCGTAGATCAGCGTGGACTGAGAATCGTGGACCCATTCCTAAAGGGTGGATTGTCCACAACATGAACGGAAATATGGGAGATAACAGGCTGGAAAATCTGGCATGTATCCCTCGTAAGACAGAAGATATATCAAAAGTAATCGCTCCCTATAGGAAGCGCATAAAAAGACTGGAGTTACAACTTCAGGAGGAGAATATATAAAATGGCACAGAGTGGACCAGGAAAGATACGGTTGTTTAATGACTTTTTCGGGGTAGGCGACACGTTAGCTTTAACGGCCGACACCGCTGAGTTGGGAGACTTTTACGCTGGTGGTGAGGGGTTTGAGGACGCCGACGCTGGAATTGCAGGGAAAGATGCCTTGTCTGGCGTTGTAACGCTTACATCTGCCAACACAGACGCAGATACCACCTTTATTGGAACGCACATTGGATTTGACGTTGCCCTAATGGGAACAATTGTGTTGGAGACCAGGGTGCAGGTTCCAGACCTAGATACCAAGGAAATATTCTTTGGTCTGACGAGCATCCTATCGGTTGACGAGCAGCTTGAGGACATTGTGATAAATGCCTCGGGGACCACTATTACTATGCCAGCAGACCTTGCTGGGTTCTATCTGAGTGATGAACTTGATGATGACGAGGACTGGCACGGTATCTATAGTGGCGGAACTGCTTCTGCCTCAACTACTACCACTGACGTTGACTTAGATGATGACGCAGTAGCTGGCGAATGGCAGGTTCTTCGCCTAGAGGTTGCTATTAACGGTACATGTCGATGGTATATAGATGGCGAATTAAAGCAGACCGTGAAAAACGCAGTATCGACAACTACAGACTATGCTGTGGTTTTAGCTGCTGGTGCCAATACTACGGAACTTAACATCGTTGACTGTGACTACATCCTCGTAGAGGCAAATAGAGACTGGACTGTATAGGAGCTTTTAGTGGCTGCACTTGTTGAACTGGCCACAGCGGAAATATGGAGTCATGAGCCTTGCTGGCATATCTCTGAGATAAATCGGCAGGCTCCTGATTCCTCGGGCGCCAGAAGGTACCAGACGATAACCGTTATCAGGAATGATCGAAAGGTCAAACTTGAGAGAGACCTCGGTGATGCCCGCCTTTTCGGTGAGGAGTTCCAACTAATCCTTGGAGTTCCTGACGGCACAGGCGGAGGAGAGGCTCTTTATACCGTCGAGGAAGGTGTTCGTCTCGCACAGGAGATGAACCTTACGCCGCCCCCTAAAACCGAGGTTAAGCCCAGAGACTGGAAGAAGATTTTCTGGGATAACGTGGAAGAAAAAAACAAGTGGATGAAGGGTCAGAGTACGTTTGGCCCCGACTATAAGAAGGAGCGAACCCGTTGACACAGGAAAAATCTATTCACGAACAACTTAGAGACGCAGAGATAGCCGAGGAGCCTGGGAACATGAAGCCCGGAGCCGTCGTTGGAAACAGCAATGGAATGACAATGACAGCAGCCGAACTCCAGAGCGCAGGATACGTCTATGTCTACGATAACAGGACGGGAGACCGCTCGGTCGTCAACCGGAATATGCTTGAGCAGCAGCTCGGCAAAAGAAGGGAAGACGGCACATACGCATTTACAACAACAAAACCAGAATTTGAAAGGCAGTACGGGGGCCTCAAGTGCCTTCTTCACAAGGAAGATCCCAACAGGGCCGAGTACGACCGGATGGGACTTGCCTACTGCACAAAGGACAACCTAACCGCTTCACATGATCTAAGGGTCCATATGCAAAAGCGTCACAGGCGTGAATGGGCAACGATAGACGGTGAGCGAATCGACGAAGAGAGAATCAGGGAGAGGGCGAGGCAGGATAATCTTGCCGAGGCCATAAGGCTCCTTGCAGAAAGAGATAGCGAATCAAGTAATAAGGGGACGAAAAATGCCCAAAAATAACTTTTCTCCAATAGAAAGTTCACTCGTTACCCACGCGGTAACAAGTTCTGCAACATCTCTGACAGTATCCGACCAGGCAAATTATGCCGAGGGTTACGTTAGAACAAACTCTGTTGTTGAAACGCGCGAGGGAACTACTCCGACAACAACGAAGGGAACTCAATGGGGAGCAGGAGACATCATCACCTTGAGATCAAGGAATGAGGTCACGGGCTTTCAGGTCATAAGAGAGAACGCTTCAAACGCTGCGACCATAGACTTTCAGTTCTACAACAAAGTTCCTG